TTGGATCTTTTGCCCCCAAAAACGGCTCAATAAGCCACTATCAGGAGACAACCGACTAACTATGACTACAAACCCTCAAACAGGCTTAGAACAGGCTCCTACGGCTTACCTAGGGGCGACAGAACCCCGTATTAGGTCAAAACCGGTCGATTTACCGTCTCGCGGACAGGAAATGATTGATTTCTGCGAGCAAATCATCGACCCCGTGACTGGTGAGACCTTCAAACTGCTTCCCTGGCAAAAACTTCTGGCTATGGAGATGCACCGCGTCAAGCCTGATGGACGCTGGTATCACAATGAGGTTGGGGTCATTATCGCTCGTCAGAACGGTAAATCTACCTTCATGCAGCTTCGTATTCTGGCTGGTATGTTCCTTTGGGGTGAGCGTTTACAGATCCACACAGCTCACAAACTCACCACATCATCTGAAATCTTCTGGAAGATTGATGAGATTATCCAAGCCAATGAACAACTTGTGACGCGGTTTGTAAAGAAGTACGAAACCAAGGGAAGCCAAGAGATTAAACTCAATGACGGCACTCGATACCTAGTCAGAGCCAACAACTCAGCTGCTCGTGGTATCGCAGCACCTGACACGATCCACCTGGATGAAGTTCGTGAGTACAAGGACGATGAAGTCTGGGCATCGCTTCGCTTTACGCAGATGGCATCTAAGAATCCTCAGGCGATTATGTATTCCAATGCTGGAGACCAACACTCAGTAATCTTGAACCGTATGCGAGAGCGTGGCTTAGCAGCAGCTGCTGGTTCAGATGATCCGATTGGCTGGTTCGAGTGGTCGGCGGAGCCAGGCTGCGCGATTGATGACATAAATGGCTGGAAATCTGCGAATCCATCTTTAGGCCATACGATCCACATAGATAATCTTAAGAGCGCAATGTCTGACGATGAATCCATCATCCGTACAGAGTTATTGTGCCAATGGGTAAGCCAGATCAACCCAGCCATCAATCCGTCAAGTTGGACAGAGTGCGCGCATGAGGGTACGCTCGCTTTGGATCGGGAGCAACCAACCTGGATGGCTATTGATCTAAGCCCAGATCGGAAAGCAGCTGCATTAGTTGCTGCGCAACGACTTGTTGGGGACAAGTTCTGCGTAGTATTACTGGAGACCTATTCGAATCCAGTATCGATTGACGATAAAGACCTTGCGAACAGTATCGCTGTCTGGACGAAGCGTTACAGCGTGGAGACGGTCGCTTATAGTCGTCAAACGGCTGGTGCAGTTGCTTCTCGATTAATTCCGGCAGGTATTCCAACGACTGCGATCGATGGAGCCATTTATGGTCAGGCTTGCGATGAGATGTTGTCGGCTATTACCTCCCAGCGTTTGGTTCACACCAATCAAGCTGAGTTAAACAAGCAAGTGCTATCTGCCGTTAAATTGCCTTTCAAAGATGGGGGCTGGTATTTAGGGCGTAAAGCCTCAGGTGCCACAATCTGCGCGACAGTTGGCATGGCAATGGTTTCCCACTTTGCAACACGACCTGACTCGGAAGTAGACATCGTGCTGGGTTGATTATGGTATAATTTTATGCTAATGGCACTCAGAGATTTCTTCGCAAAAGCTCCTGAACCGGTAGGACTCACGGTAGACGCAGCTGCAACTCCTGCACCTTTCAATAACTCAATTCAAAGTTTGTTTTATCCTTTAGCAACTGCTAATCGCCAACAAGCAATGGCAGTTCCAACTATCGCAAGAGCGCGCAACATCATTTGCTCGACTGTTGCATCGTTGCCTTTAGAGCAACGCATTAAATCTTCCGGGGTACGAGTTGAACCCAACCGCGTAATTAACCAACCAGATTCACGCGTTCCCGGATCATCTATCTACGCTTTCGTTGCTGAGGACTTATTGTTCCACGGCGTGGCGTATGGACAAATAATGTCTATGTATGCCGATGGACGAATCCAAGAGTGGACACGCGTTTCACCTGATCGCGTTACCTATACAACAAACGCAAACAATACTGAAATCATTGGTTACTCAGTAGATGGAACTGCTGTTCCTTCAATGGGTATTCGATCTCTTGTAGTGTTTAATGGTTTGGATGAAGGTTTCCTATCTCGCGCAGGTCGCACAATTAGAGCTGCGGTTGCATTAGAAAACGCATCAGAAGCATTTGCTAAAGAACCTGTACCAATGATGGTTCTAAAGTCAAACGGAACTAACCTTACTAGCGAGCGTATTGGCAAACTGCTTGAAGCCTGGCGCGTAGCCCGCACAACTCGGAGCACAGCATTTCTGAACGCCGATGTGGAATTGCAGGCTATGGGAATTGATCCAAACAAACTGCAACTCAACGAAGCGCGTCAGTATGTCGCTTTAGAATTGTGTAGAGCTGCTGGATTACCTGCTTACTTTGCATCAGCTGAAACAACATCGATGACTTACTCAAACGCAATCTCAGAGCGTAGATCACTTGTTGATTTCTCATTGCGTCCAATCTTGACTGCTATTGAACAGCGCTTATCTATGGCGGATTTTGTCGGACAAGGCAATGAAGTGCGCTATGCGTTAGACGACTTCCTTCGTGGCAATCCATTAGAGCGCGCACAGGTTTATGAGATCCTAAACAGAATTGGCGCGATGAGCGTTGATGAAATCAGACAACAGGAGGACTTGCTATCATGAAGATAACAATGCCAGTAACAATTACAGCAAGCGATGCAGAATCACGCATTATCGCTGGACGCATCGTTCAATGGGATTCAGTCGGCAATACTTCTGCTGGTCAAACTGTTTTCCTACCTAACTCAATTACTTTTAGCAAGAATACTAAATTAGTTTTAGAGCATGAAATGACAAAGCCAATCGGCAAGTTGATGGAGTGGTCACAAGATGAAACAGGTATTACTGCATCATTTAAGATCGCAAAGACAACTGCTGGCAATGACGCATTAGAAGAGGCAGCAACAGGCTTGCGCTCAGACTTTAGTGTCGGCGTTAAAGTAAATGCTTGGGATAACAAAGAGGGCATCATGGCTATTAGCTCCTCTCAATTAATCGAAGTTTCACTTGTAACCGAGGGAGCGATCCCAGGTGCTGAAGTGGAAAAGGTTGCAGCGACCGAAACACAAGGACAAGCTGCAAGCGAATCAACCCCGGAACCTCAAATCGAGGAACCTAAGACCGAAGGAGATGACCTAGTGTCAGAAACCGTTTCAGAGGCAGTATCAACCGAAGCGGTTGAAGCTGCAAAGTCAGAAGTAACTGCTGCGACAACTCGTCCAGTATTTTACACAAATCCACGCGTAAACCTAGATGTAACAGCAGGTCAGTTCGCAATGGCACAGATCAATGCATCACGCGGTGACGCAGATGCTCGTGATCTAGTTGCTGCACTACAAGTTGCAACAGTTGCTGAAAACACAGGTATGGTTCCACCTAACTACCTAAAAGATGTAATCGGTATTATCGATAACTCTCGTCCGTTCATTGACAGCATCGAGACAGCTGCGCTTCCAGTTTCTGGGATGAAGGTTTTCACTCCAAAGCTGGGAACTAAGGCTACAGTTGCATTAACAGCAGAGGGCGCAGAGTTCTCATCAACAGACACTACAGTTACTTTTCAGGAAGATAATGTAGTCAAGTTCGCGGGCGCTGGCGTGATAAATGTAGAGCTTCTAGATCGATCAGACCCAGGATTCCTAGATCTATACCTACGCGAATTGGCTGAATCTTACGCACAAAAGACAGATGCGTATGCAGCACAGATCGCATCACAAAATGCAACAGCATCATCAGCAGCAACAATCTACGGCGCAATCGCGAAGGGTATTGCTGACTCATTTGGCGTACAACGCTCAACACCAAACCGTCTACTTGTGGCTAACACAGGTGGAGAAGATGGTATCGACTTCGCAGGACTAGCAGCAGCAGTAGACACCACAGGTCGTCCACTATACGCAGCAGCAGCTCCAATGAACGCTAACGGCTTGGTCACACAAGGCTCAACAGCTGGAACAGTCGCAGGACTTGGACTAGTTGTAGATGCTAACTACACAGGTGACGATGCAAACGCAAAGCATGCACTTGTTTACCCATCAAACGCAATGCGTTTCCACGAAAGCAACCGCATCGAACTACGCGCAAACATCGTAGCCAACGGTCGCATTGAGATCGGACTCTACGGCTATGTCTGCGTAGTGAACCGTTACCCAGCTGCGTTCCGTAAGCTAAATGTAGCGTAATCAATTAATCATGGGGGGGCGGTTGCTCCCGATCGCTCCCCCAGCAGTTTAGAGAGGATGAAATGCCAAGTATTATCACAGCAACAGAGTTGAGATCCGTGCTTGGTGTTTCGTCTGCTCTTTATTCAGACGCTTACTTGAACGACATAATTGATACATCTGAGGCAGTTATCTTGCCTTTACTTACAACATTTGCATCACCAGTTGCTAAGGTTTCGCTGACTAGCAATGTCGCAACTTTTACAACAGTCGGAATCCATGAGTTTACCGAAGGACAATCAGTTGTCATCGCAGGATGTGGAACACCATTTAACGGCACTCGAACAATCAATGATGATGTCGATGCGTACACATTTACAGCAAACATCACTAACGCCGATGTCGAAGAGCGCAATGTCATCCCTAGCGGATCCGCAACACTTACAGGCGCTGCTACTTATGTCGGAGTTGCTGCGGTCGAATCAGCAATCATCGTAGTTTCAGTTGAAGTATTCCAATCTCGTACTGCTCCAGGCGGACAGATTGAAGGCGTGGACTTTACTCCAAGCCCTTACCGTATGGGTCGCAGCTTGTTTAATCGCGTAGTCGGTTTGCTTGGACCTTACATCGATGTTGAAACAATGGCTCAGTAATGCCGAGCACTATTCTTTCAGCTGTTCGTACTCCTCTTGCTACAGCGCTTGCTGGAGTATCGGCTAACATTTTTAGTTATGTTCCAGAGCAAGTCCCAGTCCCTGCCGTAGTCGTCGTTCCGGATTCTCCCTACATGGAGTTTGAGACTATTGGCAAAAGCACCTTTCGATGCAAATTAAATTACACGATTACTTGCTGCGTTGCTTACAATAGCAACCCTGCATCGCTTGATAACATCGAGCAGCTAATAACAAGTGTTGTGGCGGTTATACCTAATGGATACGAAGTCCAGGTGGTTGATCGACCAACAGTCACACAAGTAGGCGCTAGTAACTTGCTAGTCGCGGACATACGCGTATCCACCTGGTATACGCAGACAGCATAAGGAGAACCAATAATGCCAACAACAGTCATTACGGGTCGCGACCTCGTTCTAACCATCGCAACAGTAAATTACGATGCTCAGACAACTAGCGTGACTCTCGTGAACAGCCCAACCATCGATGTCTATCAGACACTTGATGGCAAGGCTTACAAGCACACAGACGACCAATGGACTCTCAATGTAGAGCTACTTGCCGACTGGGGTGTTGCATCATCACTATTCGAAGCAATGTGGACGGCTGCTGATACAGCACCAAACACAACTCTTGCAGTATCTCTAACAGCTGCAACAGGCGCAGTATTTGCTTGCAATGTTTTACCAGTATTTCCAACAATCGGTGGAGCTGCTCCAGGAGCACAGACAGATACTTGGGCACTTACAGTCGTTGGAACACCAGCAGACACATTTAGTTAAAATCTAACAAACGGGAGCAAAGATGAAACTACCAATCACAATTACATACAACTCAGGCGACGAAGCAACTTATACGGCTCAGCCTCCTGAGTGGGCAAAGTGGGAGAAGGCAACAGGCAACACTATTTCTCAGGCAAACGACAAGATCGGAATCTGGGACTTAATGTTTTTGGCTTACAACGCTTACAAGCGTGAGAGCGCAGGCAAGCCTGTTAAGTCTTACGAAATCTGGTCTGAGACAGTTGCAGATGTAACAGTCGGAGACGATAGCCCAAAAGCCACCAACCAGGAAGCATAAGGCGGATCCTCGTTAATCTAGCAATAGAGACGGGGATACCGATGCAATACTGGGAGGACGCGGACGACATTTTAACGGCGATAGAAATACTGAAGGAGCGATCGGATGGCAGATGAAGTCAAGATCGCTTATGACAAAACAGATCTACGCGGTATTACCAGAGCTTTCAAAGGTATGTCAGATGAAGCCGTTGAAGCTGCTAAAAAGGAAAGTTCTAATCTTGCTGAGTATGCTGCTGGACAGATTAAGATCGCAGCAGCGTCTCGCACGATTTCAGGGACTGCTGCTCGCCGTATTGCTGATGGAGTTAAGGTAAGCAAGACTTCCAAGATCGGTGAGTTTAGTTATGGCTTTGCTCGTCAGAAGTTTAGCGGTGGCGGTTCTACTTTAGATTTACTTTACGGTATGGAGTTTGGTTCTAATCGCTTTAAGCAGTTCCCAAACCGAACACCGAACAAAGGCAGAGGCAACTCAGGCTATTTCATCTATCCGACTTTGCGTCAGATTCAGCCTCAGTTAGTACAAAGGTGGGAAGAAGCATTTAGCAAGATACTGAAGGAGTGGGATTAATGGCAGGTAACAGAACCCTTAAACTCTCGATTCTTGCTGATGTAGATGATCTCAATAAGAAGTTAAAAGCAGCCAATAACGATGTGGAAACATCTGCTGGCAAATTAGAGAAGTTCGGCAAAGTAGCCGGGGCTGCCTTTGCAGCTGCTGCCGCTGCTGCTGCAACCTATGCAATTAAGATTGGCGTTGATGGCGTTAAGGCTGCACTAGCCGATGAACAAAGCCAGGTCAAACTAGCCTCAGCTTTAGAAAACGCAACAAACGCAACTAAGGCACAGATTGCAGCTACTGAAGATTCTATCGACAAGATGGCTCGTGCTACTGGCGTTGCAGATGACAGTCTGCGTCCAGCCCTTGCGCGCTTGGCTTTATCAACTGGCAATGTCTCAAAGGCTCAGGATCTACTATCTCTGGCTCTTGACATCTCAACACAGACAGGCAAGCCACTTGAAGGCGTAGCAAATGCTTTGGGCAAGGCTTACGATGGTAACAGCGCAGCTCTTGGTCGTTTAGGTATTGGATTAACTGCTGCTGAATTAAAGGCAATGTCCTTTACTGATGTGCAATCTAAACTAACCGATCTCTTTGGTGGCGCAGCTGCTAAGAACGCTGAGACCTTCCAGGGTCGGATGGATCGCCTAAAGGTAGCCTTTGATGAAGGCGTTGAAACTATCGGCTACAACCTTTTGCCTATTATCCAGAAGTTTATTGACCTAATCGTAAATAAGGTTATTCCTGACTTTCAAAAGTTTATTAAAATCTTTGACCCACTCAGAGAAGCCATCGAACGCAACAAGGATTCGTTTCAGGCACTTGGTGCATTTATAGTTGATTTCATTGTGCCTGTGTTTACGATTGCTTTGGCTGGTGCAATCTCTTTCGTTGCAAGAATTGCTGGTGGTGTAGTAGACATCGTTGGCGGTGTTATCAATGTAATTCGTAATCTGGTGTCAGGTGCTATCGATGGGATCAATGCTCTTATCAAGGCTTACAACGCAATTCCAATCTTGCCTAACATCCCAACCATTTCTAAGCCTTCATTTATCACGCCAACAGTTTCAGCACCAAAGGTAAGCACTCCAACCTATACTGCTCCTAAGATTTCAGCGCCAAGCGGATCTACTGGTACAACATCTGGCGGATCTAGTTCAGTTAGTAAAGCAGCATCATCTGCTGCCGTTGCTAGTAACGCCGTAGGTTCATTTAACGCTGGCGCATTTAGAGCAGCAGAAGCTGCATCATCGGGAGATACTTATAACATCAATGTAAGCGGTGCCTTGGACAAAGAAGGCGTAGCCCGTCAGATTGTGGAAATCATTAACGATTCAAATGCTCGCGGTGGTGGCGGAGGATCTGGAGCGTTTCAGACAGTATGAGCCAATGGACTCCTGAGTGGGCTGTATCGATTAATGGGGCAGGTAATGTCACTAATCTGACACTTGCCAACCTGACTATTACATCAGGTCGTACTGACATTTATTCTCAGCCTTACGCTGGTTACTGCAATGTTGAAATTATCAATCTTGACCAGTCACCTATTGCCATAGACATTAATGACCAAGTATCAATCAAGGTCAAAGATTCATCTGGCACATTTGTAAACATCTTTGGTGGCTTCGTCTCTGACATCGATGTAACGGTCTCTGATGCGGGTACTAACGGCATTTCAGAGCGTATTAAGGTAATTG